GTCTCTTTCCATAAACCAAGTTTTGCTACCATCTTGGCCACCAGCTGTAAGTAATCTGATGTTTTTTGTATCAAAGTCAATAGCCTTTGAAAATACTTTACAAGGATTTCTGTTTATGTTGTAGAAATACTTCTTTTCACCTTCATCGTCTATTGCTCCACTAATATATTGTGAGTTATGGTAGAAATAGATTTGATTTATGGTGTCATATTGATTGAATGACAAACCAGGCACGATGTGAATCTGCTTGGATTGGAAATCCTGTATCTCTTGGTTAATTTGTTTTAACATTTTGGGTCAGTTTAACTGACTATTTCTAAGATTTGGTCAGCAAATTTATCAAGATTACCTGTAATCATAGGGTCTCTGTCAAATAGTCTAGGAGTTTTAGCCTTTAAGAAGGTTAGTAGCTCTTCTTTTTTATTAGTTTTTTTGATTGTTTTCTTTTCTTTTGTTTTAAACATAGTTTTAATTATCTTATTTTTTTTTACAATTACCTTGTTTTCTACCAGTCCTAGGACCTTTTCCTTTTGGACCAGTTTTATCTTTGTTTGGCATATTAATTATATTGAAATTTTCTTATTCTAGTGGGTGTTGCCTGCGCAGCCTGGATTTCGATAATCCTGTCTGGGTTAAACTCCCAATAGGCCAACATAGTAGATATAACGTCATCATCGTGGAATCCTTTAGCTGCCCCAGCTCCTTGCTGGATAGCTCCATCGTTCCAAGTGAAGACTTTCATCTCCTCGGTGGTCTTTTTATCGTAGATTTTTATTTGTTTGTTACGTAGCAACCCTTGAAAATGCTGGATTAGTTGCTGTTTAGATTCATAACTCATTTTGAATCCAAGTTTTTCTGTCTCTTTGTCGTATTTATAGTCTAGTTGTTTTCTTCGGTATACTTTTAGGTCTCTGATTTCCCTAATGAGGGCAGCTCCTGCTGCATTAGCTTCAGGGATTATCAGAGGTTTGTTGTATCTATAGTAAAGTAACTTGATTTTGTCAGCTAAAGCAGTGATTGTTACCTTTCCGTTGAATTTAGCTACCTTTTTTCCTGTAGTGGAGATAACTGTTATGGAACCTGGGTCTACTACACCCTCTGAAGGGTCTACTCCCATACGATATTCCTCTCCTACTACACATTGTTCGTATATTTCGCATCCTTCTACCATCTCAACTGGTAGTTTCCGCATAGTTTCTAAATAATTTACGTGTTCTTTTGCAAATACTGTACCATTCATCATCAAATCTGTAGTCCATTCTCCTTTAACAAACCTTCTAATGTAATCTTCTCCCTTAGCTTCTTGGTCTTCTATATAATCATCTGGTAGATTCTCCCTATTATCGTACATTGAACTCTCATATAGGATGTAATTGGGTTTAGGGTTAGCCACGAAGTGTTCATAGGCCCAGAAATTAGCTGGATTACAGGTCATATTCCCCTGTCTGAATGGTATGTCGGCTTTACCGCCTACCTTCTTACGTCTTAAACGGGCATTTAAGGCATTAAATACGCTATATTCTACCTCTTCTAGCTGGTCAATGAAGAAAGCTCCCAAATTAAGAGACTTTACCTTCTGTTCTGCCTTCTTAATATCAGCCGCACCACCCGATTGCATAGCGTCTAAGCCGAATAGAATAATCTGGCTGCCATTCTTGAAGTTAATAACGCCATCCTTTACACGATACTCATACCAACTCTCTGGCATAAGCTCAAATAAATCAGGTAGAATAGCTCTTTCAATATCTGAAATGGTTTTTCTTCCCAACAGAATACGATTCCCAGGGAAACATCTGGCAAAAAGAACCAACTTTATATACAGCGCTAGGGACTTACCTGAACCAAAACCACCTGCGTTTAGGCAATAACGGTTAGTGAAGTCTGAAATGAACAGCGCCTGTTTGTTGTTTAGTTTATACTTCTTCCCTTTAAGGGTAATTTCATCCAGTTGATACCCTGCTAGAATCTGCAACCCTAGTTTTTCGTAAGTATCTTGGTACATTTATTCTAGTGTTACAGTTTTCTTAGCTTTCTTTACTTCCTTTAGTTCATATATAGCTATTTCACCACTTTCTACTTCGTTTATGTCAGTAGAAGCATTAATCCATTTATAGTTTCCAAGGTTTTCTTCTTGGACGTAAATTGTTTTTTTAAATTCCATATTATTGATAAGTTAATATTATTTTATACGTATCTAATTACACACGGTTAGATTCTAGGTTTTATTTGTTATGTGGTCCTTTACCGTCTTGTTTCTTTTCTCCTAGGGGTTTATCTTCTTTTTCCTTTAGGGTGTCTAATGCTTGAACCATTCCATTAATTTCTGCTACTTGAAATGTAGCTGTTCTTGTTAAAAGCATTTGTTTAATTGCTTCTATTGTTTTGTTGTCCATAGAGATTATTGTTAATATTATTTTATAGAGATATTAGTTCTTCGGCTCTGAACTAGTATGGCCGCAGAAGTGGCGTAGCTTTCACACACTTACTAATATCCCTGTAAAATAACACATAAGTCATATATTGGAGTGTGTGGAGAGGTTACATATACACATCCCTTACAAATCTGACTAGACTTTACCCCCCCCTATACATTATATAGCTAGTTTAAGCCTATACTTAGTCAATAATTGTCTTTAATAGTTTTCAGTTGATGTTAAGCTCTAATAAAAGCTACTAGGGTTGTATGAGGTGGTGAGGGCGTGGTATTTAAGCCTATAGGGCATATGAGGGTATTACTCCTTAGTATATCTCCTATTGTATTATATGCTTATTCCTCTATACACTTTGCCTTGCTTACGCTCCTGCTTACTCCTATTGTTATGCTTTTCCTTTAAGGAGTTTAAACTCTTTATAACTTTATGTTATCCTTATGTTTATTCCCTTATGTATTAATAACCTTTTGTTATGTTTATCTATTTAAATCTAGGATACTTACATCAGCTTTATTATTTAAAGCCCTTAGATTAGCTTAGGTGGCTTCATTATTTGCCTATATGTTAGAATTAGCTTGTTTTTGTGCTTTTCTCTTGCTTGTGGATAACTATTTAGGCATATTAGAAACTGCTTTGTTTATAAGGGGTTTATTACTTTATGATTTCTTTAGAATAATGCTTGACCCTATTTAATATTTAATATATACTTAATATATAATTAATTAAGATAAAAAATGTATGGAAAAGTTTATTTGGGTAGTTATAGAGATGGCACTTAGAGAGAGAGGAGTGAGTGAGCTAGATATAAGAAAAATAAAAATTACAGCTCACAGAATGAATAAAGAGAATGTCCAATAATAATTAATAAATAAATATATGAAAAAATCATTAGCAGAAATAGTAATGCCAAAAGAGTTGTTTAATATGCTAGGAACAAAGGAGGAGTTTGAGAGAAGTAAAAGAGTTGACGAAGATGGAGATGACTTAATTGAAGAAAAAATTAATCAAGAAATAACACAAGACTTACTAGATGACTTACTAGATGGAGAAGAAGAAGAAGAATAATAATTAATTAATAATAAAACTATGAAAAAAGATTACACATCAAAAGACTTATTTGACGGAGATTTAAACTTAACTGCTTATGGAAAAGAGCATAGAGCAAAAACAAAGATTGATATGTTAAGAGGTGAAAGAGTATCAGGTTGCTGTGGAGCATTAACAACAGAGCCAGACAGTAGTGGTTCAGCCAGATGTATGGATTGTAAAGAAGGCTGTATGGTTGAGTATTTAGAGGAAGATGAAGAACAGGGTGATGAGTATAACAGAGAAGACGAAGACTTACCAGAAGATGAGGCAGAGAGAGAAGTAGAAGATTACTTAAATTAATTAATAAATAATAATAAACAAACTTATGAAATTATTAACAAAAGAGTTAGAAAAGAGATTTGAGCAAATTGGCTCACAAGATGGAGTTAAAGATCCAATAGTAATTACTAAATTCTTTAATCCAACGGGGGCAGGAACTTGGTATGCGACAGAGTATGAACCAAAAGAAAAAATCTTTTATGGATATGTAAGTCTATTTGGTGACCATTGTGACGAGTGGGGATACTTTGGATTAGAGGAGTTAGAAAATATTAAATGTAGTTTTGGATTAGGAATTGAGAGAGATTTATATTGTGGCTATAAAAAGATTAGTGAATTTAATATTCCTAGTTTAAAAATTTAATTATCTATTAACTAATAATAAAAATATGAATAACTTAACAAAAAGACAAAAATTATTATTAAAAGTAGCTATACTTAACTTAGAAGAAATCAATTCTATAAATGGAATAGAA